GTTGGTGTGCGAGTTGACGAAGGCCGCGAGCGGCGACCCGACGTGTCGTCTGCCTGCGAACGTGTCGGCCATCACCCGCCAGGGCGTGTCCATCGAGTTCGAGCGGGCCAAGTCGATCCTGGCGAGCGCCAGCAATCTGCCCTACGTGTCGTCGTTCGTGTCGCTGACGAACCCTCGCGGCTACTCCGTGCCGTCGAAGGTCACGTCGCCCGACGCTGACTGCGTGGAGCGCACCGTGGTGGCCGGGACGGTCGTGTGAGCACCATGGTGGCGACTACGCCGTCGTTGGCCGTGCAGAGCGCTCTGGTGGCCGCGGTCGAAGCCCTCGACGCCGCTAGCCGCCCTGTGGGCCGTTCGTCCATCACGGTGGGCGTCACCCCGTGGGACGACTGCTGCGCGACGGGGGGCGAGTGCTACGCCCGCATCGACCGGCTGTACCGATCGGATCGCTTCCCCGCCGAAGGCTCGCTGCAAGCCTGCGTCGCGCCCACGTCGGCGCTGGTCGTCGTCGGGGTGGCGCGCTGCTACCCGTCGCTGGACGAGGGGGGCAACGCGCCCGACCCGGTGCAGGAGACGAACGCCTCGCTGCTGCTCTACGAGGACGCGCTGATCGTCTGGCAGGCGCTCCAAGACCCTGGCTGGTGGCCGGACGCGGTGCTCGTGAACGACCAGCAGTTCCTCGCTCTCGGCGGATGCTGCGCCTTCGAGACGCAGGTGTTCGTCCAACTGGTCGGATGAAGGCACGCGCTCGGGTCGCGCTGCGCTGGGATGACGCCGCGGTGCGACGAGCGATCGGTGACCCTGGCGGGCCAGTCGGGGACGCGCTCATGCGTCTCGCTCGGGAGGTCGCGACGAGCGCGCGACGCCGCGCCCCGCGCGCCACGGGGCAACTGGCCGGGTCGATCCGTGCGGAACTGGGTGGGCGCGGTGGGTCGCTCCAAGCCCGTGTCGTGGCCGACGCCCCGCACGCCGTCTACGTCCACGAGGGCACCGGGGTCTACGGGAAGCGCGGGCGCATGATCCGGCCTCGCGCGGCGAGGGTCATGGCGTGGCGAGACTCGGGCGGCGGCTGGGTGTTCGCCAAGAAGGTTCGAGGCGTCCCCCCACGCCCGTTCTTGAAGCAGGCCGCAGAGGCGGTCATCGGTCGCCGCACGTTGTAGCGTCCTGCCGCGATGGCACGCATCGACTTCGACACCGAACTGGCAGCGGTCCACGAGCCGTTGGAGTTCAAGTTGTTCGACCGCATCTGGCACGGGCAACAGCAGATGACCCTCGGGGAGAAGCGGCGCATGATGCTGCGGATCACCCAAGCCGACCAGTCCAGCGATCTGGCCGAGGTGTTCGATGAGTTCATGGACATGCTCGGCTCCATGGTCATCCCCGCCGAGAAGGAGGAGTTCATCTCCGACTTCATGGAGAAGGGTGACGAGGCGCTGGCGAAGCGCGTGATGGAGCGGCTCATGGAGGCGTTCGCGGGCCGCCCTACGCCGCAGCCCAATGGATCGAGCAAGCCATCTGGGCGAACTACGGCGCGTTCGACGGCTACTGCGCGGCCCGTGGAGTAGACCCGGCGGCCCTGCCGCTGTACCGGGCGATCAACCTCTGGTACTTCGCGGTCACGGAGCACGCCGATGAGCGAGAGCGGGAGCGCATCCGCTTCGAGATCGAGTCGCACGTCATGCGGTTCGAGGTGCGCACCGCCAGTGTGGCTCCCGAGGAGTACGTGCCGTCCTGGTGGAAGGGCGAGGAAGAGGCGGCGACGCAGGCCAACGCGGCGCGGATGCTGCTGGGTGGGAGACGAACCTCGGACGGTCTGGTGACGAGCGCCTAGCATCCGGCCATGTCGTCGGTGAACGTCGGGCAACTCGTTCTCGACCTGGACGTCGATTCGACCGGCGCAGCCGCCGATGCGCGTCGTGAGGGCGAGCAGATCGGCAACGCCATGGAGGCCGGGATCGAGGCTGGCCTCCGCAGCACCGACACCACGGTTGACAAGCATCTGTCGAAGGCGTCCTCGACCGCTGGGAAGCACTTCGCCTCGATCGACAAGGTGGCGAAGATCGCCTTCGGCAACATCGTCGCCTACGCCACGCAGAGCCTCACGTTCGGCACGGCGGCTCTGGTGCGCTTCGGGTTGGACACGCTCGGCACGCTGCAAGGCGCGCAGATGGGCTTCGAGGCTCTGACCGGCTCGGTCGAAGAGGCCGCGAAGTTCATGGAGCAGTTGAAGACGACGGCCAAGCGCACGCCGTTCGAGTTGCCCAACCTGGCCGAGACGACTCGCCGCATCCTCGCCGTGTCCGACGCGGTCGGCCTCACCGGCAAGACGATGGACGAGACACGGGAGAACGTCTTCGGCTTCGTGGAGGTCATGGGCGATCTGGTGTCCACGTTCGGCGGCTCCCAGACCCAGTTCGACAACGCCGTGCTGGCCGTCTCGCAGATGGGGTCGCAGGGCAAGATCGCCGCGCAGGAGATGCGGCAGTTGAACGACGCTCTCCCCGGCTTCAACGCCTGGAAGCAGTTGGCGAACGGCATGGGGATCAGCGAGGAAGAACTTCGCGGTCTGGTGAAGCAGGGGAAGATTCTGTCGAAGGACGCCCTGCCGATCCTGTTGAAGCAGATGAAGGAGTTCCCTGGGTCGGCGGGGGCGATGGCTCGGGCCTCCAAGACCATCACGGGCGTGTTCGCCAACTTGAAGGACGCGATCGGCATCGCGCTGGCTGATGGCCTGGTCCCGTTCGCAGACGCGCTGGCAAACATGTTCGACCCCAACACGGGCACGCTGTTCGAGGAGTTGTCGAGCACCTTCGAGTCGTTCGGTCTGCTCGTCGGTGACATGCTCGTCGGGCTGACCCCGCTCTTCGATGAGTTCCTCGGCGTCGTCCAGGTGCTCATGGAGATCGTCGGTGGCGTCGTGCGCATCGTCGCCCCGGTCATCGCTGGGATCGTCGGCCCGCTGCTGGGGATCGCCAAGGCCATCTCGGGACGAGTGATCGACCGGCTCCGCTTCTGGGGCGACACCATCGGCGGCTGGTGGGACAAGTTGCAGCCGATCCGTGACGTCGTGGTGGACCTGTTGGAGAAGGCGTTGAAGCCGCTCGGGCTGTGGGCCGACGACAACTCGGAGCACTTCTCGATCGCCGCCGACGCGCTCATCGACTTCGCTCTCGCCTTCGGCGTCTTGAAGGCGGCGCTGGCGGGCATCAGCGTCGTCGGCAGCATCATCAGCGCCATCGGCGGTGTGATCGCCGCCATCCCGGTGCTCGTCGCGGCGGCACCGATCATCGCCATCGTCGCCGCCGTCATCGCGGTCGGCGCTGCTGCGGTCGTGGCCTACAAGAAGTTCCAGGGCTTCCGAGACTTCATCGACGCCATCGCCACCTGGTTCCGCAACCTGTGGGACGGCATCTGGAAGTGGTTCGAGGAGAACTGGGACAACATCGTCGATGTCGTCACGGGCATCTGGGACGGCATCGTGGATACCGTCGAGACGGCGGTGGGCGCGATCTCGACGGCCATCGAAGGCATCGTCACGGCGTGGGACACGGTGTGGGGCGCGGTCGAGACGACGGTCGGTGCGATCCAGACGGCGATCGACGCGGTGCAGTTGGCCTGGGACGTGATGTGGGCCGCCTTGGAGGTCGCAGCCAAGCCGGTGATCGACTTCCTGCGCGGGCTGTGGGCGCAGTACGGCGATGAGGTGACGGGCATCGTCGTGGGTTTGCGTGACCTCGTGGTGAACGCCTTCAACTTGATCAGGCAGATCGTGGTCACGGCGTTCATGATCATCCGCGACATCACGAGCGGGGTGTTCGACATCATCCGCCAGTCATGGGACGCGGTCGTCGCGATCCTCAGCCCGATCGTGTCGTGGTTCCGCGACCAACTGCCGGGCGCGATCGAGTTCTTCAAGAACGTGATCCTCGTGGTGTGGCCGATCATCACGACGACGATCCAGGCGTCCTTCGACTTCCTGGTCACGCTGATCGGGAACTTCATCGCCATCGTCACGCCGATCTGGCAGGCGCTCTGGGACGGGGCGCGCATCGTGGTCGAGACGGTCTACAACGCGATCCGGCGAATCATCGAGGGCATCCTCCAAGTGATCCAGGGCCTCATCCAGTTCGTCGCGGCGATCCTGGGCGGCCAGTGGAAGAAGGCGTGGGACGCGGCCTTGAAGGTCGTGGAGGGCTTCTGGAACATCCTGCGCGGCATCCTCGAAACGATCATCGGGTTCTTCCAGGCGACGTGGACCACGCTGACGGGGCTGATCAGCGCCCCGTTCAAGGCGGCGTGGGACGTGATCACGAACACGTGGAACGGGGCGAAGCGGTTCTTCTCCAACATCTTCGACGGGATCAAGGACGTGTGGAACGCGTTCGCACGCGGATTCAACCGCATTCGCATCCCCGAGATCAGTCTCGGCCCGTGGGAGTTGCCCGGCCCGATCCCCGACATCCCCGGCATCTCGCTCGGCCCGTTCGATCTGCCTGACCTGCCGATCTTCGACATGGGCGCGCTGGTCACGAAGCCGACCGTGGGGCTGCTCGCCGCCAACAGCCAGCCGGAGGTCATCATCCCGCTGTCGAACCCGCAGCGTGCTCGCCAACTGGCGGCGCAGTCCGGCCTCACGTCGCAACTGACGGGCACCGGGTCGGTCATCACCATCGACCAGGCCAACTCCATCGAGCCGGTGGACGTGGACCTGCTGTTCCAGAAGGCTGAGGCGATGCTCGTGCTGCAAGGAGGCTTCTGATGGCGAGACGTGCGACGGCGTTCCTGGCGTCTCGCCCGCGTGCGTCGTCTCCTGGGGGCAGCATTGGTGTCCCCAACGCTCAGGCTCCCAAGAGCCTCGTGCTGTGGGAGGAGACGCTGGGCGAACTCGACCTGTCGTGCGAAGCGGGGTACATCGTCACGAGCCTCGATCTGGGCTTCCCTGCGGTGCGCGAGGTCGTGTTCGAGATGGCCTACACGAACGGCACGTGGGACGAGACGGGGTTCTACGCGTCGTCGGCGGTGTCGATCGGGCTGGGACTCGACGGGGCGAAGGCGCCCGTGCAAGTGCTGCTCGATCGCCTGCGCTCGTTCGTCATGCCGAATCGGCGTCCTCGGCTGCGCTACCTGCCCAACGGCTACACGACGTACCGCGAGATGGTGCTGCGCGGCCAGGACTGCCAGGCGGTGTTCGACAACCCACGGGTCATGGCCTGCGTGGCGTCGTTCGTCTGCCCGAGCGGGCGCGCCTACGAGTACCTCCCCGACTCGCCCAACGGGATGCGCTGTGTGCTCTTCTCCTTCGATGAGCCGGGTGGTCGCACCTACAACCGCACGTACAACTGGTCGTACCCGCTGGGCTTGACGAGCGCCGTGAACGTGATCAACGAGGGCAACGCCAACTCGCCGTGGACGCTCACCATCTTCGGTCCGGTCGTCGCCCCGATCGTGGACTTCATGTACCTGGGGGTGACGTTCTCGCTGTCCTTCAACCGGCTCGGCCAGTTCTCGCTCGGCCCGGACGAGTGGGTGGAGGTGAACAGCGAGCAGCGCACCGCTGTGAAGCAGGACGGCACGTCGGTCTACGCCAACATGACCAGCGCCGTGCTCCCGTTCCTGCGTCCCGGCCAGACGACGCTCCACGCGCGAGCAGCCGACACGATGGACGAGACTTGCCGCGTGGAGTTCTGCTACCGCAGCGCGTGGATTTAGGCCGTGAACAGGCTGTCGCTCGTAACGGGGCCGTGGGCGGACGCTCAGCCGTCACACGAGATCGTCCAGTGGGGAAGCATCACGATCACCGAGAGCCTCGACAACGCGGCGAACGGCACGGTGCGGGTGATGTCGCTGGCGCACCCGACGACGCCGCCCCCGACGATCGCGTCGCACGATCTGTGGTGCTACGACTCGTCGGGCGTGCTCGTGTTCCGCGGGCGCATGCTGGCGTCACCGCTCGACGTGTCGCCCGACAGCGCCAAGATCGACTACAACCTGCTCGACTACCGCGGTCTGCTCGATCGCCGTCTGTTCATGAGCCAGGTGTCGTTCGCTGACACCGAGCAGATCGACATTGCCTGGGCGATGATCGCTCACACGCAGGGTCAGGTTGGCGGCAATCTGGGGATCACGCGTGGCACTGCGCCTGCCAGCGGCCAGTTGCGTGACCGCAACTACGACCCTGGCGACGGGATCGGCCAGCGCTTGCAGGAACTCTCCAACGTCATCAACGGCTTCCAGTACGAGATCGACCCGCAGAAGCGGTTCAACACGTGGTACCCCGAGCGTCGTCGTGTGGCCGACTACGTGCTGGCCTGCCCTGGGTCGGTCGATGAGGCCAACGTCGAGAGCGGGCTGGATCGCTTCGCCAACGCCATCGTGGCGACGGGCGACAACTCGGTGCTCGCCCCGCAGGTGCGAGTGGACGGCACGAGCGTGGGTGGCCCCGAGGGGCGCTGGGAAGCGGGCTTCAACTACCCGGACGTGTCGAACGCCGCGACGCTCTCGGAGCACGCTGATGGCCGCCTGGCGGCCGTGAAGGACTTGCAGCGCCTCTTCACGCTGACGGTCGCCCCGCAGTTGTCGTACGACCCGCAGTTCCGCCCGAAGCCCGGTGATCAGGTGCCGTGCAGCGTGCGCTGGCCGGGCGGCGGCATCGAGTGCGATGTGTACGTCACGTCCGTCGAGTGGTTCGTGGAGCCGCACGGAGCCGTGCGCTGCACGCTGTCCGCAGTCGAGGTCACCGCATGAGCGACTTCCGCAACCCCGACCAGTACCAGGGCAGCGCGGCGCAGCGCTTCGCGGCTCGCCAGCAGGAGATCATGCAGCGGCTCGACGTCATCGAGCGCCACAAGCATGAGGGTGGAGGCAGTGGCGGCGGCGGCGCGACAGCGCTGGACGAACTCACCGACGTGACGCTCAGCGGCCCGCTCGACAACCAGGTGCTCACGTACGACACGACCACCGGGCAGTGGCGCAACGAAGCCTCGCAGGGCGCAGCGCAGACACCGCAGCCGTTGGACTGGCTGACCGACGTGACGGTGGCGTCACCGGCCAGTGGTCAGGTGCTCATCTACAACGGCTCGGTGTGGGCGAACGTCGCTATGCCCGCCCCAGCGCCGCAGCCGATCAACTGGCTGACCGACGTGACCATCACCGGCACGCCGAACACCGGGTCGCTGTTGAAGTGGAACGGCTCCCAGTGGATCAACACGCTGTTCGGGTTGGACGACCTGTACGACGTGCTGGCCCCGCACGCTTCGTTGCTCGACGGCCAGGTGCTCATGTGGGATGCCGGTAGCGGCAACTGGATCAACGACAACGTGCCGCAGTTTGCCCCGCAGAATCTCAACTGGCTGACGGACGTGACCATCGCGACCCCGACGAACGGCCAAGCGCTGATCTACGAAGCGGCGTCGTCGCAGTGGAAGAACGTGGCACCGCCGAGCGAAGTGTTCGTCGGTGCCAACCCGCCCCCGTCCAGCCCACCCCAGGAGTTGTGGCTCAACACCGTGGACGGCAAGGTCTACTGGTCGGCGGACGGCTCGACGTGGACGGAATCGACGCCCAGCGCGCAGAACCTCAACTGGCTCACCGACGTCACGATCACAGGTACGCCGGGGGTCAACAGCGTCCTGAAATACAACGGCTCCCAGTGGATCAACTCGCTCTTCGGGCTGGACGACCTGTACGACGTGATCCTGGGCAGCCCCGTGGACAACCAGGTGCTCACGTACAGCAACGGCGCGGGGCGCAACATGGCTGCGGCCGCCGCAGTGGCTCAGCCGATCGACTGGCTGACCGATGTGACCATCGCGACGCCCACAGACGGTCAGGTGCTCACG